TCCAATGCTCTACCTAAAACTAAATGATCTTGTGTTCCATCTGTTAATGCTCCTGCGATTAGATTTACTCCAGAAATAATAACTTGGTCTCCTGCTGTTATATCTACTCCAGATAAAACTTTCATATCAAAAATACCTTTTCTAAAAACTGCTAATCTTGTTCTACCATCACTTGCTATCTTCTCACGTCTTGCAATTCCTGCGGGTACATCTGCTAAACCAACTGATGCTTCTGCCCTTCTTGGATCAACTAATTTTAGAACTGTTCCTTTTTCAATTCCTGCTGCATCACTAACTACAAAATCCATGGGATCTTCTTGCCAATGTCTTAGGACTGCTTCATTTGTCATGCTATCTCTATAAATAGAAACTATTTAAACCTTTCTATAAACCGACTCACCGAAGTAGACATCTTTAATTAATTTTCTTCCGCATTTCCTTTTGAAATAAGTTGTATTGGTTACCAACTTCTGCTTCTGCCATGATTAATCCAGATTTATACCAAACAAATCCTATCATAAAACAAAGGAATCCATACAAAATACTAGCTAAGATTAAATACTTTGTAGGAAATTCTTTTATTGCTATTCCAATCCCTATAACCATAAGGGCTTTAGTTGGGTAGTTCATTAAACTTAAACCCTTATCAAAATATGCTTTTATTAAACATAAGTTATAACCTTTCACTTTCTTTGTTCTAGGAGAATCTTATTCTTTGATAACTTAACAATTTCTTTTTCTACTATTGTGTTCTCTTCTGCAATCTTTAGTCTTTGAATTGCCCCATCTCTAACTCTAATCCACATCTCCTCAGCGATGGTTGCTACCTTTAAACCTAAATCTTTTTTATCTGTCATATTTGTTCTATCCCCCTTTCATTAAACTTATCTTCTTTTTCTCCTATTGCTAATATCTCAGTATGTTGTAAAACTGGTGGTAGTGCTAAATCTGTTTTCCATTCACTAGGTATTTTCTTTAATCCCATTATCTTTCTCATTCCTGCAAGTGCAAGATCCATTTTCTTACTTGGATTTATTGGGTGTCCTTCTCCATCACCTGTTCCATTTCCGAACAGCGTCGTTAACATTACATCTCTTTGTGGTTCTGGGAAAGATACATCCCACAACTGAATAGGGCAGACTCTCACTTGTAGCAATCCATTTTCTAAATGTCCGTCTTTAGTAAAGGTATGTTGGTATGGCAATCTCTGATGATTTAAATCTGTGATGAACTCATCAACTGCTCTCTTATGTCCTCGTGTTATAAAATCTATGTGCATATTTTCTCCATCAATGGTGGTAATACATCTGATTTAATTACTTCCTCAACATTGTATCCATATTTTATTATCATTTGTTGTAATATTCTTGGATCTATTTCTATGTCTAAAACTGCTATTGCGATTTTCACACATAACTTAATAGCTACAGCATGGCCTACTATAAAACCCAAACCAAATACTAAAGCTAAAATAATTATTATTGGAATTAACTTAATCTTTTGCATTTAAATTTCCGTTCAGAACTTTCTCTGCATAATCTTGATCAGAAGGTTCTTCTGGTTTTGTTTCAACTCCAGGAGTGCTCTTTCCACTCAAAGCATTTTCAGCAATTAGTTTTTCTGATCTATCGTTTTCTTTTCTTTGTGCTTCTGTTGCTTTCTCTATTCTTTCAGCAACTTCTTTCGCTTGATCAATCATTGGTGTAGAGGTCTCTTCTGCTTTTTTCTCATCTTCCTTTGTTGTCTCTGCTTCTTTAGATTCTTCTTCCTCAGACTCTTGTTTCTTTTCTTCATCCATCTTCTAAACCCCCTTACAAAATGTTTTTTCAACTCTTTTAAGTATTGCATTGTTATTCTCCACAACTTTAATTAAACTTCCATTACTTTTAATTTTGTCATATAATAATATTACAGCCACAACCATTGCGAATCCGTTATCGGTTATTAGTTTTAAAAATTCTGGTTCTATCATTTTGTGTTTGCTCCTGATTTAACTTCCTTGATTAATTCTTTTCCATCTTTTTTATCGTCGCTGATTGGTGAATTAACTTCTGCGTCTGAACTTCCTGGACCTTCTAGTTTTGCTCCATCACCTTCTGGATTAATTGTTGGTGGTTCTTTTAATTTAAGATCTAGTTTTAATTGAAGTTTGATTTGTGTTTCAATCCATTTCTGCAAATCCATAACTGAATGTCTCCACCCCACCATAATAATTTTAACTCCTGCTTCTGTTTGTCCTTCACCCCAGCCCATTATAATTTCTGGCACTGTTGTTCCTGTTACAAATTGTCTTATTAAAAATTTTAACCATGGCATCTGATCTATATTTGGAATATCAGCCATTGCATTTCTCATCTTGCCAATATTATCTTTTCCTACAAAAATAACTTCTCCTTTTTTCCAAGCTGTTTTATGTTCATTCTTTAATCTTGTTAATTCTGTTGGATCATCTTCATCAACTTCAATATAAATAACTGGTTGAACAAATCTGTGATAAAATATATGTTGATCTCTCATGTTCTCACTTCTCATTAACATAAGATTTTCTAATGCTTCACCTAGTGGGATTCCATGATTCTCTCCAGCAGTTCTATTCCAACTCAAATGAAATATTTCATCAGTCTGAAAAGTTTCTGTTTTCCCTTTCTCTTGAAGTTGAGTATAATTTTTTAACATCCCCTCTTTTAAATGAAATGTCATTGTTCCTGGATTGATTGTTTTCAAATTAATTAATCTTCCTTTCTTATCTTTGATAATTTCTGTTGTGCTGTCTCCTGGCATTAAACAAGTTCTTAAACTTTCTTTCATAATAGAAAGAAAATCTTCTTTGCCCCACCCCCTAATGTTTTTTGTTTTCTCCAAATCTTTCCCTTCTTCAAACCCATTTCCAAAAACCCAACTAACTATCTTATCTATTGCACTTCTAAATTCTGCTATCTCTCTATAATATCCATGCCACTTAGAAAATTCTGGGGTCCATGTATTTCCACTATCTACATCTTTTGGTTCTACTCTGAATAAGTCTTGTGCAGAATCACTTCCTGATTGTGGTCTGTCTGTGTAATCAACTGAAGAAACGTTTGATGTCTTAACCGTGGAAAGTTTGGTGTCTGCCATGGATATCTATGGAATTATGCGTATTTAAGTGTATCTGAAGATTAAACCTAGCACTTTGATGTTAGTTGTGTTAGATGTGAATTCTAATCCTATGAAATCTCCGGCCGCCGGGTCTGAACCTCCGGCTGTCATAATGCTATCTAAATCTAATTCTGTTAGTGCTTTGTCTGTTACTGCTAGGGTATTGTCTAATTCAGAAGTACTAACATCATCATGTAATTCTCCAAGTGCTGCCCAACTCATTTCCAAATCATATTGAATTGTTTCTGTTGCATCTGGAATAATTACAACTGCCGCTCCAGTTGCTGTATTGAAATCATTTGGTAATCTGAAATTGAAATTTGTTTTGTTTCCATTAGATAAACTTGTTACTGAAAAAAAACTTAATTGAATTGAAACCTCTGAATCAAAACATGGCACCCAGAATTCTTTTGTTGGGGTTCCTCCTGCGTTGTCGTCGACATACTTCTTAGTAGCAATTTCTTGATCTGCTGTTGGGTCTACAATTATTCCTTGTGAGTGTTTTTCGCTTGCCATTTTAATAATCTATATTGTGTCCTATTTGAGTGTCTGTTCCTGAATCTGATAGTGATTCATAAAGATTTCCAATAATTATATTTTGATTTTCTGTTGCTCCATCAATTATTAATTCTCCAAGGTAATTTCCTACAATTATATTTCTATCACTGTTAGCTGAAATGTTTATTGCTGTTCCACCTAGATTTCCAATGAATGTACATTTGTTTGCAGTTGCAATATTCAAACCTTCTGAACCACTAAAATCATTTGCAATAAATCTTGAATCTGTTGTTTTGTCAACATCTATTGCTGGGGCATTTGACATATTTTTTATTATACAATTTGTTATTAAAATATTATCTGCGTTCACAATATTAATCCCCGTCGCTGATGTTGTGTTTGTATTATCTATTTGTAAGTCTTGAATAGTGCATTCATCCACAGCATTTACATCTATTGTTTTACTTGTTAGTGCGGCAGTTGGTTTTATTATTGTTGCATTTCCTGCACCGATTAACATTGTGTTTGAATTATTGATTAGTATTGTTGCTTTTGGTTGGTAGGTTCCTTCTTTTATGTAAACTACTCCACCAGTTGATTCTAATAAATCTATTCCTTCTTGAATATTTTCTGCGTCTCCACTTCCATCAAGAGCAACAACAACCGTTGCTTGCCCTATTCTAATATCTCCAACGCCTTGATCTGTTTGTCTTCCATGAGGAAATATGTTTCTTATTGATTTAACCATTATGTTGATTTGGTTGTGAAGGTTACGCCTTTTTGATCTAGGCTTTCTAAAATTATTCTGTTGGCTTCAAACAAAACATTTATCATACTTTCAGCTTCAACCCTAGAAGTATATCCAGACATATCATATTGAATTGCATAAATCGCAGAAAGATTAGATGTGTATTCTTCCAACCATAATTTAATTATTGAATCATATCCTGCATAGTTTGCAACAAAATCTTCTCTTAGTAATTTACTTATGTTTCCTTCTGCTTGATTAATTAGAATAGTCCAATTTGTTTCTGTATCATCTCCTGCATTAAATATTGCATTTACATTTGCTCCCGCTTTAATCAATGCAACTCCTGATTGACATAGTGTTGTTACCATAGTTTTATTAAAAGAAGAAACTTCTTAAACCTTTTGTTTTAACTCCATAAACTGCGCGAACTAATCCTTCTAAAATATGCAAGTTATTTCCAAAAAATCTCCAAGATCCATTGCTATTTATTTCTAGTTGTAATGAAGCCAATGCAAGTTTTAAATCTTCGTCGTCGAGTAATAAAAGTTTTCCTCTATCAAGTAGAGATAAGAAGTTTTTATATAGATCTTCTTTCATTAGAATTTTTTTCTTCTCAGTTCCATTCTCCATAAATACTCTTGACGCATTATTAATTTCAACAACTTTTCTTCTGTTCTTGTTGTCTTCTCTTAAAATATCACAAACAGCGATTCCCATTCCACCACTATCAATCAATTCCTTTTTAAAATTATAATTATTATTTAATTCTATTATTGTTTTACATGAGTTAGGTATTGGCATATTTGTTGTCGATAAGTTTTCGACTTGTTGAATATTATCTATATTACTTCCATCCACAATCTCATAAGTGAATGCGTCTTTAATCCTTCCAACATCACAACCTAAATAATAGGTTCTTCCTCTTGCTATAATGTTTCGTCTTTTTAATATTGCTGTTTTCTTAATAGTATCATCTGATATAACTCTCTTAAAGTTATCTAAGAATTGAGCGAGATATTCTTGAGCGTATTCTAGATCACTCATTGCTTCTTTCTGTCTCTTTAGAAATTCCTTTGAATGTCTAGGACAATCTTCAGCAGAAACATAAAACTTTTTAAAGTCCTCTCTCTTTGAACATTTGTAAAAGAATGTTTCTTCACCATCTTTATTCTGTGTTCCTTTAGGAGTTGAGAGAACATCTAGGTTTCCTTGAGTAATACTTAGCATTGGTTCAACTGCAACAAAGACTTCATTTGCCATTGGTGCTGCTTCATCTACAAATATATCTGTAGCGGTTGGTCCCCTAATTCCTTCACCTGTTAAACCAACAGCATAACAGAATATCTTTGAACCATTGTATAAACTAATAATATGTTTCGTAGGTTTCTCTTGTCCTTTTTCTATAATTAATCTTGGATGAACTGCTCTTAAATACATTAATGTTTTAAAGAATAAGTTATATGCTTGTTTCTCAGTATAAGCCAACATGTAGATTGCTCTGTTCTTATTTTCAGCTGCTCTTTTCCCTGCTTTAATACTTGCAGCTGCACTCTTTCCTGACTGCCTTCCACAAAGCAAAAAGCAATTTCCTTTAGAATTTATGTAATCTTCTTGCCATGGATCTAATGTTTCCCATGGTGCGAAGATGTTGTATTTAGTTTTTGTCATTCCAAATCTTAACCTTATTAAATATTCTTTTTACAACTTCTTCTTTACA